TAGCTAAGGGCTCCTCTAGAGGCCTTCTAGACGTAGTGTGCTTAGGGTTAAACCCGTACATACACACGACGATACTAGGGCCGCTGACCGCGTTATCGCCTCGCGTACTCTCGTCGGAATTCCTCATAGTCGAATTCGTTAACTTGTTAACGAAATTCGAGCTGACGAAGAACATCTCGCTACTAGTCTTGGTCCCCTTGTACAGGGGGGCTGGCAAGTCTATGCCATGGGATCCGCCTAACCAGGCGGGCCGCGACTCCAAACATCTTCGACTTCCTCTGTTGATACAGAGACAAGCCGATCAAATTGTACTCTGAAGATTTGAACCAGAGCCTCATTCTGAAGGATTTGATCTACTCGCTGGACGCTGCGTCCGCGATTTAGAGTCCGAATCGATCCAGAATGAAATCTCTTTATCTCATCCTAAGAGTTTTTGCAATGTTTTGGGGGCGCAGTGAAACGTATCTCTTACAACGTTCCACCCCAAAGATAAGTAGCGCCTGATCCTAGCTGTACGACAACTGCTTTTGGTAGTAGTCTTGGAGACTACCAGCCAGAGAGGTATATCCAGGTGTCAACTTCGCGCTTGCGCGTTGCACCCGGATATCGTTCCTCTATTTGCCCTTGTCGGACAGGTTCCAATCAGCATCTGTACATTCCTTAGCGAACAGGTAAGCTTCAGCAGTAGGCTGTAGCTTCCAGGGGTCGGAAATATCCTTAGTAGGATTCCACCTGGTCGCCTTCCCAAGCAAGGAAAGTACAGAGAGACGAGAGTATGCGTCTAAATGTCGCAGCTTAGTCTGTGATCGATCCTTCGGAGGTAGACCAAATCCTCCGAATTCTCGGCTCAAGCAGGGAGACTTGAATCCCCAAGCACGCGCCCTCTCATATACATCTGGGTGGAGATATTTTATAACACTAGCCACAGGCCTCCTTCGATCTTGCTTATAGATCTCGGAAGCTGCTGGTCCTAGTGTGAACCACCAAGGTGTCGAGACACGGGCTGCAGGACCGCACTCGGTCTGCTAAGAGCCGGTTGGATCGACCAGTGACTTTATGGGGAATGCACTACTCCACCTTTTAAAGGCAAGGGAGTGTGCATAGACCATCCTATGGACGTATATAGGGTTATATACGGTAATGGGGTCCCCATAAAGGTTCACGTCGGGTTCGGCAATCTAGGTGATGTACCGCTTCTTCAACGGTACCTTCCTTTTAACCTAGGTTACTTTGAAAAGTTCTTCTGTAAAGCATCCCCATCTCGATGAGATGAAGTGCTTCCCCTTGGAGAGCTTTCCGCCGCACCGTTCGATTATCCCGTGATACTTATTAACCATCTTCGAGGAGAAGAAACCAATAAGATCATCACCACACAATCTGAACGGCTGAGAAACCCGACCACAATAGCTGCTTGCCATTTTTCCCCAAAAGAGGTGTACTAGGGATAGGGTGATCCATGTAGTAGGTAGGCCCATAAGAATTCCTCGGTGAGAAAGAAACTCGGTTGAGTTATTTCCTTCTCCTAAGGAGTCTTTTGGGTACTCTAACCACTACGGCCCTATGCATGAGTACACGACTTCTCTAGCCCATTCGGGAGTATTGAGAGCTTCCAACAGCTCTTCCCAGACCACTCGGACTAAATCGAGTGGAAGGAGATCCGTAGCCGCCGTAAGATCGCTTGACACGATTTTACGGGGCTCCGTAATAAGTCCCTTGACCGTGCTCTTTTTGAAGCTCCATGAACAACTCCATGGCAGCTGAGCGTCGGTCGCCTTGCAGAACGGTTTTGCACTCTGGAATAGAGTGTAAGAAACCAAGTACCTGTCTGCGAACGGCATGGGCTAGAAGGACTAGAGAACCATTGGACTTAGTTACAATCCGGGACTTCGCTCCCCGAGCTGGGCATACGATGACCTAGGCTCTCGGTACCAAACCTGCTACGGTTTGTACCAGAGACGCCTTGTAGTCGTCATAGAGGGAAACAAACTGGTATAATTCAACACCTAGTTTGTTAACTTCTATCCCATCTAGCTCAGGAATCCTAGACCGCAACTAGTCCTCGAAGAGTTACCTCTTCTCTCTAGTCTTGGGGGCATCGACATGGCAAAAGGAAAGCAAGTGATCAGCCAACCCCCCCTCCTTAAGGGGTTTATCTAGAGAGGCGGACTGAGTAAACGGGAAGATAGTAGGATTCATCTGAGAGAACGCTTTACTATTCTTACGGAACAAGTTCCGGAAGAATACGCGAGCCTCAGAGAGGTCCTATTACCAACAGGAGAACTCAGACCCATACGCTTTCGCGTGATCTTGATAGGGCTTGGTATCTGAAGAGTCGACGGACGGTGCGGGAAGTGCACGTCCCATGAACGAGAACGACAGTCGAACGTCTTCCGACCTGGCGAAGAACTAAGCGAATTAGTTCCACGGCCTAGGGAGACGAGGATTTCGACCCTCGAACACGGACAGCCTCATTTCTGAGGCCACCATCTTCACTTCAGAAAGCCCAGCTTGCTTTCCTCGGCATATGACCAGGTTCAACAGATGAGCGCATACAGCATAGTAATGGCTGATTGCGTTTCGTTCCTAAGGTAAGGAACGTTGAAGGCATCTGTTGCCCCTGGTGGCGATTATACAAGACCCGAGGATTCTGCACAGCATTTTTGCAGTTTCCTTGCGGACCTTGTACTGTCTGGCAGTAAGTTGTTTGGCATGCTTCAATGCCCGTCTTACAGCCGATAACCAGACAGCGCGGACCCCATCGACTAAGGGGGGAGTATTTAGGACTCATTCAGCGTTAGCGGAATGATCCAGGGTTAATGTACTCTTCCAAAGGAAGTCGACAGGATCGTGAGGTAAACTCCACGATCCCTTCGATGTGTAGTTCTTTTTA